CCCTTAGTCAAAAAGATAACTGGTGATAAATCACCTGCTAAATACAGACTAATAAAAAAGCGTGGGCATCCAAACGCTCGCAGTGATGGTCAAATCATGGAGCATCGCTTTGTGATGAGCCAGCACTTAGGCAGACCCCTTTATGAACATGAGAATGTCCATCACATAAATGGCGATAGGTTTGACAATAGGCTAGAAAACCTTGAGTTATGGTCTAAGTCTCAGCCATCAGGACAGAGGATTCCAGATAAGGTAGAATATGCAATAGAAATCCTAAAGCTCTACGCTCCTGAAAGATTGAGATAAACATGGCAGACAGACCCTCAAGATTAGTGGTTGATTGTTCTCTACCTGAAGGTCATCCAGACAAAGTTCAAATTATATTTCTCACAGACGAGGAGATAGCAGAGCGTGAGGCACAAGCCGCACAAGCCGCTATCGAACAGGCTGAGAGGGAAGCTGCCGAGGCTCAGAAACAGGCAAACAAAGAAAGTGCAAAGGCAAAGCTCGAAGCACTAGGTCTATCAGAGGCCGAGATACTCGCACTTCTAGGCTAGTCATGGCTGAGGAAACAAACGGCGTTCGCATAACGCAACGAGACATCTACGAAAAGCTCATCGAGGTTCAATCGGTGCAGATTGAGCTGGTTGCCGATATCAAAAACCTCAAAGACTTACCTGCCCGCATGAATCGAGTAGAGCAGAAACTCGCTCGCATGGAGTGGATTGAGAAGCTGGTCTTTACTGCTTTAGGATCAGGCATCACGGGCTTCATTGCAGCTCTCTGGGCATTACTACGATGAGACACCCATTTTCTAAAAAAACAATTACTTCCAGATTCGGTGCAATCAAGGGCCGTGTTATACCGCACCGTGGATTGGATTACGCACCAAAAGAAGGCACACGCATCCCTGCTGTTAGCGGTGGAACGGTGCAGGTTGTCAAGTGGTCAAGCATTCTTGGTTGGGTGTTGGTGCAGACTGCTTGGGATTCGGTCAATGACAAAGTTGTTTACATTGGCTACTGCCACCTGCAAGAAGAGCCGAAGCTAAAGCCTGGGACAATCATCACTCAAAGCCAGACAGTCGGCAAAGTAGGCAACACGGGATCAGCGAGCAAGGGGGCTCACCTGCACCTGACTATCGGCCCTAGGGTCAATTCAGTATTCTTCGGCACCGTCTTTGACCCTGAGAAGTTTATTGACGAGCGACTAGATGCCTAGTTGGAAGCATCGCCGTAGGCTTATTTACATGAGCTTTGCGTTGTCTGCCCTAATGATTCTTTTCGGTGCAGCTACCTACGCCTCTGACAGTTCGGTTAGCAGGGAACTGATAATCGGCGGAGTTGCCTTGATTTCTATAATCCTCACCGCTTATACTGCATTTGCTACATACGAAGATGTAAAGATAAGGAAGCGGGACAATGAAGATATTTAGCGTTGCATTTTGGAGAGATTATGCAGGAGAGCGAGCTGTAAAGACCGTAGCTCAGTCGGCAATAGCTTTCCTAGGAACAGGATCTATGGGCCTGTTTACGATTGATTGGGTAAGCTTGGCTTCGGTTTCACTGGGTGCCGGATTTCTTTCAATCCTGACCTCAGTTGCTTTCAAAAAGGACTAAGCTAGTCTTGCTCGGCTGTTATTCGACATCCTTGTTCGCTTGTCCATAAGCCTCCTAGCTAAGCCGAGTAGCCCCCGTCTAAATGGCGGGGGTTTCTTATTTGACAAACATTCGGTTGGTCGTATACTTATCTGGAGAGTGTTGCTCTCCTTCTAGTTAGTTAGCAGAAGCCCCCTAGGTTTTTCACTTTTCCTAGGGGGTTTCGCTTATCTATCAGTAGGAGTAGTGCCACCCCAGATGCCGTAGGGCTCACGAGCCGTCATCGCATAATCAGCACAAAGCTGCTGAACAGGGCACTGGGAACAAATCTTTAGAGCAAGCTTCTTCTCGGCAAAGTAGCCGTTATCGGTGTTATAGGAATCTTCGGGAAAGAAAATGTGAGGCACCTGCTCACAGACAACCCCGCCATTCTTCTTGATTGCCCACTGGAGCTTCATGTATTTCTTCTGAGATTCTTTCAAAATGTCACCACCTATGTGTATGTTAGTCACTAAGTCATAGGAGGACAAATTGGAATATGTAACACCCGAGAACTTTCCACAGGCTACACACCTAGGAAACTTTGAATCAGACAGCCCTGAGTGGCACGAGGCCCGCAAGCACTCAATCGGCGGGTCAGAGATAGGCACAATCATGGGGCTAAACCCATGGGAGAGTGCCTACACGCTATGGGCTAAGAAGCTAGAACTTATCCCCAACAGCTTTCAGGAGAACTGGGCAATTCGGTTGGGCAAAGCCTTCGAGGAGCCCATCCTCAAGCTATTCGGTCAACAGCACCCTGAGCTAGAGATTTACCGTGCAGGATCATTCGTGTCTAAAGAGTTTGAATTCATGCACGCAAACCCTGACGCAATGGCTCGTAACAAAGAAACAGGCGAGTGGATTGTCATTGAGGTCAAGACTGCTCGCTACAACTGGGATGCTCTGCCCGCACACTATGCCTGTCAGGTGCAGCACTACATGCATGTAATGGGCGTGAGCAAGGCGATTGTCGTAGCTGTCGCCGGCATGGATTGGTTTGAGTATGAGGTCGAAGCTGACGAGTTTGTGCAGCTCACCCAGGCTGACTACGCCACGATGTTCCACAAGAGCCTTACAGATGGCACCCGCCCAGAATGGGATGGGTCAGAGAGCACCTACCAGACAGTTCGCCAACAGCACCCGCAGATTGACGACACGGAGGTAGAGCTGGGGACTTTGGGACTACAGCTCAAGAACGCTCAGGTGATGCTTGAGGAATCTCAGTCGCAAGTCAACTTGCTGAAATCCATGGTTCTTGACACAATGCAATACGCAAAGACAGGTTTTGTTCTGAAAGATGGACAGAAAATCAAAGTAGCAACTAGGCAAGCCCGCAGAGATGGCGTGCCTTATCTAGTGATTCACAAGTAGGAGGAAGCAATGGCTAGATTCGATTTATCACAGTATGCAACTGTTGAAGAGAGACTTCGTAGTTTCTGGGCATCAGATGAGGCAAAGGATGCCCGTATCGTCACCGTCAACCACACCAAGGATTCATCGCTATGGGTGATTGAGACACGGCTTTATCTGACCGCTGGAGATCAGGCAACAGACCTGCCTAAGACAACTGGCTGGGCAAGTGAGGCTAACTCAGACCCATTTGCCCTTGAACGATGTGAGACGAGTTCGATTGGTCGCTGTTTGGCGAATTATATTTACTCCGGCTTGAAACGCCCTAGCCGTGAGGAGATGGAGAAGGTAGAGAAGTTCAATGCCGTAGAAGCTCTCAGCTCGATGGGCGAAAGAGATTGGAAGGCTGATGCTGATAGCCTGAATGACAAGGAAGCACTCCGTAGCCTCTGGGCACAAGCCAAGGCGAAAAGAGTAACTACCTCCGTGCTGGATTACATAAAGGAAAGGGCTAATGCTCTACCAGATACAGGCAGCAAGCCTTCAGGAACTGAAGGAAGCCTATCAGGACTGTTTGATGAAACAGCAGCGGGCGAGGGAATCGGGTCAGTTACTACTAAGCCGAAAGCTGGCAGAGGAAAGTGAAATCTGGCGTATCAACATGCTTGAGCGAATGGAGCAGCTAAGTGCATCCATCGGAGATAGCCAAGCAGATCGCAGAACTGACGGCGGAGAACAATAAGGGAGCTGATGCCCTTTATCAGGCTGAGGTAGACCTAGCCCAAAAAGAGTTCGATTTAGACACACTTGAACAGAAGGCTTTTATTCGGTCTCAGGGCACGGTTGCAGACCGCACTGCCATTAGCCGCTTAGAAGCCTCTCAAGCCCGTTTAGAGCGTGATTTAGCTCGGGCTAAGGTGAATCGTATAAAGGTCAAAATAAAGGCCCTAGAAACGGCTCTGATGGCTGCTGGGACACAAGCCAAGCTGATGCAAATGGATATCAATCTATGACCCTGACAAAGAAGGTCAAAGAAGCCCTGCTAAAGCGTGACCTTTGGTGCTGGCACTGTGGGACTTCAAGTTACCTAGTTCCACATCACAGGATAAATCGTGGTTCGGGTGGATCAAGAGCTCTGGACAGACTGGACAACCTCATATTGGTATGTGCGGTTTACAACGGACAGATGGAGAGCGATGCCGAGATTGCGAGACAAGCTCGGATAGATGGACACAAACTAAGCAGATACGAAAACACGGATGAACCGGTATTTGACTGTCTGCAAGGAATCTGGTATCAATTAGATGCTGTAGGAGGCAAACATGAATATCGAAAAATTAGCCTTGAAGATGAGGCTACGAGCGATAGCAATAGAAAACGAAGAAGCAAAGAATCGGAATTTTGAGGAAGAGAAGAAAAAACTTCTCCAACAGCAACGCTTAGATTCGGTCAAGAAGCTTTACTTTCACGCTGGCAGATGGGCTGGCGGAGCAAGGGACAAGAACGCTCGTGAGGCTTTTGAGAAGGTGAGCCTTACAGCGTGAAGATAGGTTCGCTTTTCTCTGGTTACGGAGGGCTTGACTTAGCAGTTGCAAAGGTGACAGGTGCAACTGTTGCTTGGCATTGCGAATGGGAAGATGCTCCATCAAAAATTCTTGAAAAGAACTTTCCTGGCGTTCCTAACTACAGAGATGTCAGAGCAATTGATTTTACAAAACTTGAACCCGTAGACATTCTTACGGGTGGCTTTCCATGTCAGGACTTGTCCCTAGCGGGCAAGCGGGCAGGACTAACAGAAGGAACTCGCAGCGGGCTATGGTCGGAGTTTGCTAGGGCGATTGACGAAATCCGACCAAGATTGGTAGTTATTGAAAATGTCAGAGGATTACTCTCAGCTAAAGCCGACAATGGAATGGAATACTCAGAAGAAGATTTGGCAGTCATCGGGAACGGACACCCTATTCGAGCAATGGGAGCCGTTCTTGGGGACTTGGCCGATCTCGGGTTTGATGCAAAATGGGCAGGTGTTCGAGCTTCCGATGCCGGAGCACCCCACCAGCGTTTCAGAATCTTCATTACTGCGTTCGCCAATAGCTAGTCAAGGCGAAGGCGGAGCTTTGGGTGAAGAAGAAGCTCGTAAGCGTGGCAATACTGTCGGTATTCGTGACAACGCAATGGACATTGCAAAGCTAAATGGGCTGAAAGTAAGTCGGGTTGTAGATAACCTGATGCCTACCCCCGCATCTCGTGACCACAAAGATGGCACGGCTGAACACAAGCGTGATGGGGTAGTTCAGGTAGACACCGTGGCTAGGGCAATTTTCAATAGCGGTGAGGTTTTACTACCGACTACACGCACATCAATGGCTAATGGTGCAAGTCAGAGAGAGATAGACGAAGGCAATCCAAAGGCAAGACTTGAAGCTGTGACTAACTGGGGAAAGTTTGAACCTGCAATCCGCAGATGGGAACAAGTCCTAGGCAGACCCGCACCCGCCCCTACGAAGCCTGATGGCAAAGAAGGTGCTCACAGGCTCTCTAGTCGCTTTACAGAGTGGATGATGGGCGTTCCCGAGGGCTGGATAACAGATGTCGGTTTGACCCGAAACGAAGAACTAAAAGCATGTGGTAACGGTGTCGTTCCACAACAGGCTGAGCTGGCACTTAGGATGCTGCTTGAGGGCATGCCCATACCTGCTAGGGGGGGGCAAGTGAATTTTCCAACACCAACCGTAAGTGACATTTTTACGGACAAACTATCTAGCACACAACAGAAGGAGGGGTCAATGCACTCGGTGACATTGCCACAGGCGGTAAGGATGGTCGAAATTG